TGGAAAGGAAATCAAAAGAAAGAATTCCGATCAAATGATAAAAATGTTTACCAATCTTCATGGTCAACAATGTGGAAAAATCGTAGAAATTAAAAAATAATGGCTGGATGTCCTACAATACCTTTATCATGTCTCACCCCTGAAAACATCTTCGCTGGTGTTTATCGCCCCAATTGTGGGGGATTTGCCGATCCGTCCAACTTTCAGGCGGAACGGGCAATATTCAATTCCCAATTTGGGGAACTTATCAATAACTATGGAGTGACAATCGGATACCAAGTCAACACGTTTGAACCCGATCAGATGAATTCCATATATGGGGAACATACAACCATGTATTGGTTGAGTGCCGTGGAAATCAAGGCATATATCCAGATGGAGAACGGTTCCCCCATATATGCTCTGGCTGGTATGGATTCTCCCGATACCATAACATTATATCTACATATTGACGATTTCGAAACAAAATTCGCATCCCTAAGCTATTTCCAGAACCATCCAGTGGAACCCAAATCACAGGATAAGATCATTGTGTATCCATTCGGTTGTGATAGACCAAATGGTAGGGGAGCCAAGATATTTGAGGTGACAGAAGCCTTAGATGAGGATCAGGCGGAACTCAATCCAGCAATGGGACATTATGTGTGGAGGCTCAAAGCTGTCCGTAGTGAGCATAACTTCACCACCAACGAACCAAGGGAGGAATATAACCAGCAGATTGCAGACAATTCGTATTTTGGCAAGCTGTCCTCCGTCATGTTCCCCGAACTCTCAAGTGTGCTGGACGATAACAAGATTTATACACAAAATTCCGATGAAATCGTGCAAAGGGATGTGTTCCCCCCATCCACCGGAGGTAGTGATGGTAGTGTTTACGGGAATTATTTCTAAATAATACAAATGGCAGCTAAAAAGAAACATTCTTACATGGGGAATCCGAATCTTCCCACTGCAAATGCTACGTTTGAATATACTCCAGAAATGGTGGTGGAGATTCAAAAATGTAAAGATGATATTTTATATTTTGCAGAAAATTATTTCTTTATTATTGAGCCGGATTTGGGGAAGATAAAAATTCCCTTGTTACCATATCAGAAAAGGTTATTAAATGCTTTTAGGGATAATAGATTCAATATTGTAAACTCAAGCCGTCAATCGGGAAAAACTACATGTCTAACCATCTTGGCATTGCATGAGACTTGTTTCAAGGATTATAGAAATACCGTGATCGTTGCAAACAAGGAAGACACTGCCAAAATGATCTTCAAGCGTGTCAAATTGGCATATGAGGAATTGCCCAACTGGTTGAAACCCGGAGTTACAACATGGGGTCAGGAAAGCACCGAATTTTCCAATGGTTCTAATATTGGAATTGCAACTACAAGTAGTTCAGCAGCACGGGGAAGCACCATCCAATGTGTTGAAGGGAATAGTATCATAACTCTAAGAGATAAAGAGACTGGAGTGATTTTCGATATTTCAATGGAGTCTTTGTCTAATATATTGAAGAAAAACGGTGAAATTGATACTTTTTTAGTTGAATAAATGCTATTTCATCTAAAAATTTGTCAATAAACGCTAAGTATTAATATGTATTACGCAAATATTGATAGAAAGTATAATTATGTATATAAATTAACTAATGTGGTGAATGGTAAAATTTACATAGGTGTCCACAGAACGGATAATTTGGATGATGGGTATATGGGGTCTGGGAACCTTTTAGCTAAGGCGAAAAATAAATATGGAACGGATAATTTTAAGAAAGAAATTATAGAATTTTTTCCGACTTATAAAGAAGCATTGGAAGCTGAAAAAGAATTGGTAACAATTGATTTTATTAATGAAAATACAAATTACAATCTTAAAGAAGGCGGATATGGTAATTGTAAGTGGTCTAAAAAAATGTCAGATGAAATAAAGGAAATGCGAAGAAAAATGTGGAGTGATCCCGAATTTAGAAAAAAAGTGATAACACCAAAATATAGAAAAAGACGATCTGATAGTGCTATAAATTGGATTCAAAACAATCCAGAAAGACATGCTGAGAGGATGGAAAAAATTAATAAAAATCCAGATAAAATTGCTAAAATGGCTGAAAAACACAGAGGGATGAAAAGATCGGAAGAAGCTAAAAAGAATATGTCGGAAGGTATGAAAGCGGCATTTTTGAAGAATGGTCCGAAATCTAAGGGTGGTGGTATGAAATATATTTACAATCCAGTTGAGAAAAAAGCTAAAAGAATTGAAGCAAATGAAGAAATTCCCGATGGGTGGGTTAAAGGGAGCGGCCCGAAAAACTCTTGGAATTATCTTAATCTCCATAAAAATTCAGTGTTTGCATATGATCCCGTTACTATGCAGGAGCGTAGATTTAAAAATGAAGATGAAATACCCAACAATTTTATAAAAGGGAGAAAACCGAAACAATAATATCATGGCAGATTTAATAACACATAAAACATATAAAAATGATAGATTTGAGGTTTTAACTGATGATGGTTTTAAAAATTTTGTTGGTGTTATCATTGGTGAAAATCCGCAAAAAATACAAATTAATTTCTCCAATGGAGAGAGTCTGACATGCACGCCAAAACATAAAATATTCATTTCTGATGATGAATATAAAAACGTGGAGGATTTGGAAATTGGAGATATCGTTTTTAACGATGTTGAAGTTTTAGACATATTTCAATATGAAAACGATGAATTGATGTATGATTTATTGGAGGTTGAAGATGTTAATAGGTATTATATTAATGGAATTCTGTCTAAAAACTGCCTACTTTTGGACGAATTAGCGTGGGTATCCCCCGATAGCTTGGTTGTTGATTTCATGTCATCGGTTCTACCCACAATTTCAAGAGCCAAAACATCGAAAATATTAATTACTTCAACACCCAGAGGTAAGGATAATGTTTTCTACAAAATGTTCAATGCTGCCACCAAAAAAGGCACTGACGAGTGGAATGAATTTCACGCAGAGGAGATCAAATGGGATGAAGTTCCGGGAAGAGATGAAGCGTGGAAATTGAAAGAAGTTGCTAGACTTGGTTCTTACGAATTGTTCGGACAGGAATATAATTGTGAATTTTTAGACAATAGTGAATCGTCTTTGGATGAAGCATTGTTCGAACGTCTTAAAAATGATTGTAATTCCCCGAAACACATCCTTAAAAATGGTGCTTATAAAATATGGGAAGAATACGATCCAGAAAAAATATATGTTATTGGGGGGGACGTTTCCGAAGGTGTTGGTCTGGACGCATCCGTATTGGAAGTTTTAGACATTACAAATCCAAACGAAATCATACAAGTTGCGGAATACCACAACAATATGATTGGGCCATCGGAATTCACCAATGAAATCGTTGAAATATGCGGACATTGGGGAAATCCCTTGCTTCTCATAGAACGCAATAACCAAGGAACAGGTGTGTGTGATACTCTGGCAAATACCCACATGTATCAGAACCTTGTGTCTTGGGGAGCCAAGGAAGCACATAAGAACAAGCAGAACGGTATGATTTCCCACATCAACACCAAATATAAGGCCGTTCTAAACCAAAGATATTTCGTAAATGAAGCACAATCCGTGGTATTCCGCAATATAGACACCTTGAAAGAGTTCAAGACTTTTGTGCGATATCCCAATGGCTCTTGGAAAGCCAAATCAGGGGAACACGATGACCGTGTGATGGCATTTGTGTGGGCATTGATGGCACTCTACAAGGATATCACGGAATTATATTTTGAAATTGAGGAATTGGATGATTGCGATAAGCCTCTGGTGATCAAACCAATTGATCAGGGACTTCACCAATACAGATCGGCAACTTCCATCTATACAAACGAGGAAGTGGCCAAGATTGAGAATTCCAATATCGCTCCCATGCTCTTCGGAGGATGGGGAGGTGCTGCTGTTAGCGACATGGCGGAATTGGAAGCTGCTGGATGGGCATTGCCAGATCATTCGGTGTTCTCCAATCCTGAGAGGAATATCTCTTCCGATCAATGGGCAGCTATGGATAAATATTTCGGTTGACTTGGAGAATTGTTGTGATAAGTTGTTGGTATGAGTGAAGAATTACTACCAAGAGAAGAGCATTTGGTGAAAGAAGAATATTATCAAAAATTCATTGCTGACATGCATCACAAAGCCAGTATCTACGAAAAAGAAGCGTTGAAGCTATTCATAGATTTTGAATTACATAACGCCCACTGTGCCATGGACAATGCTAGAGCGTTGAGAATTGCTGCGAACATTATGGATGGTAATGCTTGTAATGGAGGATGATATGAAAAGAAAAACCAGAAACATTAAAAAATATGATAAGCTCCCCAATCCAGCGGACTCTTGGGCTAAAGTGGAACTCTACAGATGGCAACATGGTGAACTTCCCGGTGATAAGCCTTTAAACGAATCCAAGGCACTTCTGGCAATGGCTGATGCGATTGAAAAGGGTTGTAAGGAGAATAATAGGGAAATCATGCCATCATCGTTCAATGTTGTGTCTGTGATGAGATATATTGCCAAGAAATTATGAGATACACACCAGAAGAAATTATGATGGTTCATCAATATATGTATTATTGTTTGGGAAGACCGATCCTTTCCGATTATGAATATGACATGTTTTGTAGGGATAATGAGTTGGATGGAAAGGGTGGTTCCGATTTGGAATCATCGTATTCTGATGAAATAAAAGAATTGGCGAGAGAATTGTTGAAATGAAATGTTATTCTGACTATATTACTGATCTAAAGGATGATGAAGTCTTCGTCTTTACGAGCAATCTGGATGGTTTTTCCGGTGCTGGATCGGCAGGATACGCATCATTTGGAGAATTTGGTAATGTTTGGAGAAAATATGATTATCATCTGAAAGAGAATGGTTGGAAGGGTCGATGGAACGTAAAGGGATGTGCCGAAGGTATTCAAGAAGGGCGAGAAGGTAAATCCTATGCAATCCCATCCGTCACAAAACCGGGAGCCAAACGATCCATTCCCAAAAAACAATTAAAACAAAATATTGAAAAATTTTATCATTACGCTTATCACAATCCCCGATACAAATTTTATGTCGCTCAAGACGCGAAGCCGGGATACAACGGTTATACGGTGGAAGAAATGGTGGAGATGTGGGCTGTAAAACAACCACCAGATAATGTTTATTTTTATGAACCGTTTTACACACTATTAAAAGAATGTTTTCCATTAAGTATTTTTGATGAGTAATACGGAAGTCCGACAATCGTTCTTAAACCGCAGCAGGAAGGATAAATTCCTTCTCGTTTTCGATCTACCCCCCATTCTCAAGAGAATCCAATCCAATTACACAAGGAATGACAACACCATCATTCCCGATAGCGTCCAATTCAGCATCTATGGGACGATGGTTCCGGGATTAACGATCAAAGCGGTTGCCACCCGATATGCGGGGGATACGCTTTATGTGTCAAGCCATAGCAAAGACCCATATCCTCCTGTGAACGTCAAATTCAAGGTGGATTCAGGATATAATAATTATTGGGCAATTTATCAATGGTTGAATCTCCAACATGACCAAAAGACAGGTCAATTTAATGCGAAAGGTATCATAGTGGATGGTAATTTTTCGGATTACCAGACGGATATTACGATGTATGGACTTGATGAGTATGATAATAAAATCGTTAGTTTTAAATACACCAAAGCTTTTGTGACTTCAGTTGATGAATTGTCATACTCGGCTCAAGAATCTGGAGAAATGGAATTGGAGTCTGGTTTCACATTTGTATTCTCACAGATGCATATAGAATTGCTGGGATGCGACCGTTATAATCAAACGATTTCATAAATAGGAAATTTTTGTTCGGGATTTGCTAAATAGTAATATGCAACGCACGATAAATTCCGCAGGAGTAGAAATTTTTGAAAGAGATTTAGGTCTTGTCGCACAGACGAATGTGGGGACAAATATTTTTGTAGCTGGATATACTCCCCAAGGTTACTCCGACGAGGTTTTGAAAATCACCACTAGAGACGAACTGGAAGCAATTTACGGAACTCCGACCAATAGCGCAGAACGCTATTTCTATTACACCGTCCGTGAACTATTGAATTCTCCCGCAAATATCTACACCTTCCGCCTTCCATATGGTTCCGGTTCTGGTGATGGATTTGGGACACAACATTCCGCCCTTATTTATCCTGTTGTTGCCGCTACTCCCACCGGAGTAACCACAACGAGAAGCCTTGATCTTTCCGCTGCAACCTATTTCCTTGGGGAGCCTTATCAAGTAACTCTCACGGAAACCGAATTTGCTCAAGCCATGGAAGGAACACTCTTTGATTGGAGTTCCCTTGCTGCCCTCACATCCTCGTTCGAAGGAACGAAATCCCTCGCCCTTACCAGTATGGGCGGTGCTGGTGTCATTGTCTTTGATAAAGCTCAAACCACGATCAATAGCCAATTTGAAGGTTATTATGTTGGTATTGCAGATAATATCAACCTCAATCCTGCTTCCGACTTCAACGCAATCACCCGTGCATATACCACAAGCCTTACTGCTGGTGTTGTTTCCAATTACACACAGATTCCAACCGGAACGCTTCAATTCAACCTCTCCGCTACTGCTGGAGGTGCGACTGGTAGTATCTCCCAAGTCATGGAAAACCTTACCGACTATAACATTGACGGTAGGGAAGACGATGATCTTCTGAATGTCGGTGTTTTCAAACTCCGTAAGAGTGTGTATGCCACTGAAGCATTCAAGCTGGATTATGTGCTTGATGATCGTATCGTGGGTTCCATTGATACCTTCCGCCAACAACTCAATCCAAATGGTGGACCATCTGTTCCATTCTTCCTTGAAACACAAGACACCAATTCCCGCAATGTGGAGATTATGGTCAACCCATACATCTCTAACAAGTTCACCCAATCCTCGCTGGATTCTTCGGGCAATCCCCTCAAGAAAGTTCGCGTGGTCACTGAGAGCTTACTTACAACCAATTATAATAGCATTTCCGCTGCCCTTGGAACCACGCAACAAGTCCTTTCGGGTCTTAACGCTGCTGTGGGAACTGCGAATGCCCTGTATCCTCTGGGAGCATACAATCCTGTCAAGATCACCCAAAAAATCATTGGCCATGTTCCAACCAAGATCAACCGCGCTCTGGAAAGCATCAAAAATGATGAAATCTATGATATTGATGTAGTCGTTGAAGGTGGTCTGGGAACGATCTTTACAATGGCATCTGCTGCTGGAACCGTATATTATGATGATACCCTCTATAATGGCACTTTAAAAGCTAAGGTGGACTCTCTGAGAACTTCTCAAGATATTTTCTACGATGCATTA